TCCGCGCAGACGATGACGTCACTGCCCGGCTGTATGCGCGAGGTTACCGACTGCGGCCTGAGTTTTTTAAGTGACGTAAATCGTGTTGAGGCCAACGCCCATAATGCGGGCAGTTGCCCGGCATCCAACGCCATTCATGGCCATATCAATGATTTTCTGGTGCGTACCGGGTTGAGAAGCGGTGTAAGTGAACTGCAGTTGCCATGTTTTACGGCAGTGAGAGCAGAGATAGCGCTGATGTCCGGCGGTGCTTTTGCCGTTACGCACCACCCCGTCAGTAGCTGAACAGGAGGGACAGCTGATAGAAACAGAAGCCACTGGAGCACCTCAAAAACACCATCATACACTAAATCAGTAAGTTGGCAGCATCACCCAGAAAGATATCGATTATTTCATCGAATCCATACAACATGGAGATATAAAGTCCAGGTGTTTCGTTAGCACTTTTAGTTTGCAGTAATTTAACCAGATTATCTTCATGAATGATGTGATTATCTACCAGTGACTGAATTTCTTGCATAAATATTTTCACGTTGTCAGTATGTCCGTTCATCATAGCCAAAAATAAAGCAGGTGTACCAACGCTATTCTGCGCAGTTATTATTTCAATGATTTCTTTTTCAGGGAGTATGGGCAACTGTTTGAATAATGTAATAAGCTGTTGAGTCTGGCCTGTAGCCATTATTAACAACATTGCCGATGGATGTATAGGGGCAAATGGCATTCGTGATGCAATACCCGCGAAAATAGCCCCTGGAACTCCCACAGGTAATAGGGGCAGAATAGCAATTGCACAGTTGCGAACATATCTATCAGCCCAGGTCTGAGCATCGGGACCTGAACTGATGAACTTATCAAGCGAAAGAAAGCCCCGTGCTGTCCTGTGGGTGTCTCTGACGGCAACGTTGGTATCGTTCGGGTCGTAAACGGACACAACATAATTTAATTGTCCATACACTGACTGCTTTATTCGTAGCCTTACTGACAAAGTATGATTGTCTATATATAAAATCGCGGACATATGACTGACATTGTTTGCCATCATTCGACAAAAGAAAATATCTAAAGCGAAGCCAAAATCCTTACTCGCGATAACGCGACTCCCTGCAGGAGGATGGCGAAGTAATGCTCTGAACTCCGCGTCCCGGACTAAGGGGACATGCTGCTGTATGGATTCAACGGAGGAGTAATGTTTAATCAGGTTGACTTTGCCTTTTCCATTTCTCAATGAATCAAGGGCGTATTGCAATGACAGATGGCGACAAAAAATAGCGTCAGAAGGAGATTGCAAAAAACATGCACTACCATTGAGATTTACTGTTGGGTGTATAGTTTTTTCTCTATGGATTTTTTTAGACAGTTTCATACAATGGTTACGATCTTCAGCAGTTAACTGTTCCTGTTCAATATAATCCAGTATGCTTCGCAAATGGTTAGCTTTAATAGGCGTGGTTTCCAGTAATAAGGAAATGATTTCTTTTTTATAGTGTAATGTAATGAGTATATTTTCTGTATGGATGGGTGAAGTGGCAAAGTTAATGGTAAAAAGGGCAGTGGAATAACAATTTTGTGATATTTTTCGACAGTTTGCGGTAAATTCCTGAGTAACACAGTATGACAGCATCGAACTTAAGTCAGAGGTATCAAGTAGGGTGATGAGCTGGCGCGCAAATTGATTAATAGGCTCTGATGAAGGTGTTGGTATGTCGCTATCGATGTGCAATCTATGAGGAGACTTATAATGAGTTCTGATAATGATATCGTTTTGACTCATAATCTGTTCGCCTTATATATCTGGAGGTTTTGAGGATGATGATTAATTATTATCGCCAGAACGAAATGTGCACGAAAAATTGTTATAAGAATTGTGTCACTTTTATCATTGTGATATGACCACTTCGTCATTAATCTCATGAGCGTTTAAAATACTACCGCCAAATCACGCAACGAACTTTGCTGGATTCAGTTTATGCTGCTGTAAATCCGCTCGCAGTAAACCTTTCAGACGCACCGTGATGTTATCAGTTGTTCTTTAAGCGTTTTGCTGGTGTACTCACTACAAACGAATTGCGAATCGAATCAATGTGAAACGGAAAGGTACAATCTCCCTTTTTTTAGTGTTAACATCGCTCAACCGGGTGGAAGGTGAGAGGTTAATGTCTTTCATTTGTGTACCTGATTGCGAACCAATTTAGCATTTGTTGGCTAGATGGTTTCGCAATGAACTGTTAATAAACAAATTTTTCTTTGTATGTGATCTTTCGTGTAAGTAACATCAGAGATTTCATTGCATTCACTCTTGTTTCTGCCTGTTTCATACATCCCGCGCCACACCTTGATTTTCTGGATTTATCTGTTTCAAATTAGTTCATCTCAATCGTTCTCGTGTCGTAAAATTTGTGTACCAAATTGTGTACCAATTTTGACGATGACGAACAGGTATTAGGATGGCACTCAACGATACAAAGCTGCGACGTATATCCGGAAAAGCATATGAGGGACCTGAGGAGATAGCTGACGGAGGCGGACTTTCTGTCAGGATCAGCCCGAAGGGACTTATCACCTTTCAATACCGCTATCGTTTCAATGGAAAACCCGCCAGGTTAAAGCTCGGAACGTACGGGAAGATGTCGCTTAAGGAAGCTCGCGATGCATTGGAAGAGTGTAAAGGGTGGTTGGAGAAGGGTAAAGACCCAGCCATGCAAAGGAAGAAAGCCAAAGATATTGCATCAAGTTCCCCAAGCATCAGTACCCTAGTTGACGAGTGGTTTGATACTCCTTCAGTAAAAGAGATGGTGAAGTACGAATACTGGAAGCGGATGCTGAAACTTCACATCACCGACAATTACGGTAAGCTGATTGCAGATGAAATGAGTCCTGTAGAGTGGGAGCAAATATTCATTCGCATAACAAAAGGTGGGTCACCCGTACAGGCGGGAAATGTACTGGTGAAGATGAAGCAAGTGATCCGCTATGCGTTACGCAGAAAACGCATAACATCAAATGCACTGATGCTTCTTGAGATTAATGATATCGGCAGTAGACCTAATAATGGCGAACGTTTTCTTAACGATGTTGAGATAGGCGCATTCTGGAATGCCATCGACAAAACGAAAATGTCGCGGCAAAACAAAATGTTTATTCGAATTGTTGCGTTAACTGGTTGTCGTGGTGTTGAATTGCGGTTGGCTAAGAAGACTGATTTTGATCTGAAGTCTAGAGAATGGACTATACCGAAAGAGAACTCAAAAACGCGTAAGCGATTTGTTCGCGGTATTTCAAAACTCGCAGCAGATTATTTGCAGCAGGTATTTGATCTATACCCTGATCTGTCAATCGTATTTCCTCCGGCTAAGTTACAGGAAAATCGCCCAATGTCTGCCAGCACCCTAATTTCTATTGCAGAACAGGTAGAAGATGTTATGGGGGGCGAGCACTGGTCATTGCACGATCTGCGCAGAACGTGCAAAACAAAAATGGCTGAACTTGGAGTAGCACCTCATGTTTCGGAGAAAATTCTCGGGCATAAGCTCACGGGGATGCTGGCTGTTTATGACCAGTATGACTACATCCCCGAGCAGCAGGACGCAGCAGAATTATGGGCTAAGAAAATTCAAGAGTGTTCGGAAATCAATCCTTTATCTTTGCAAAACTGAATAACTTCCTTGTAGCGAAAGAGGGCGCCGCCTTTCGGTGGGTGGATTTCTTCCACTTCCCGAGGGAATGGTGTCCCTGATTGCTCCCACTGTTTACGCTTCCGGTAAAAAGTAGTTCTGGAGATACCACCAAGCATCTCCTGAACACGCTCGCGGTTTATTAGAATCGGCTGAATATTGATTGTCATTTGTATGGTTTCTCCATAAAGAAATAAACCGTTCAGTGGCGGTTATTGTCGGTTGCGGTAGATCTGGCGATCTTGAGAAACTGTCAGGCCTCATCGAGTGTGAGGCTGTATGATTCCATGGTTACCTCTGCTTTTTGAACGCATGTCACGTAACTTCTTAATGTGTTCTGCCGTTTCGATCTCTTCTGCTATCCGATCTGCATCAGCTTTATTCACAGGTTCAAAGTCATGATTAAAGCGGAACATGCTGGCGATACATGTTCTGCCTTTTCGGATGTAGTGAACTTTGTTGTGGGTAGAACGCAGGATTTTGCAGGGAGCGCCGTGGTGGTCGACGTACCAGGTGTTAGGAAAAATGATTCTGAACATTTTTACACCTCAGTTGGACGATGTTGAAATTTGCTGCTTTGAGGCCATCACAGTCCCCATTGTTTGTTCTTAAGTTCGATCTCCTCCTGGCAACTTGCACAAGTCCGACAACCCTGAACGGCCAGGCGTCTTCGTTCATCTATCGGATCGCCACACTCACAACAATGAGTGGCAGATATAGCCTGGTGGTTCAGGCGGCGCATTTTTATTGCTGTGTTGCGCTGTAATTCTTCAATTTCTGATGCTGAATCAATGATGTCTGCCATCTTTCATTAATCCCTGAATTGTTGGTTAATACGCTTGAGGGTGAATGCGAATAATAAAAAAGGAGCCTGTAGCTCCCTGATGATTTTGCTTTTCATGTTCATCGTTCCTTAAAGACGCCGTTTAACATGCCGATTGCCAGGCTTAAATGAGTCGGTGTGAATCCCATCAGCGTTACCGTTTCGCGGTGCTTCTTCAGTACGCTACGGCAAATGTCATCGACGTTTTTATCCGGAAACTGCTGTCTGGCTTTTTTGATTTCAGAATTAGCCTGACGGGCAATGCTGCGAAGGGCGTTTTCTTGCTGATGTGTCATTGAACAAGTCCCATGTCGGCAAGCATAAGCACACAGAATATGAAGCCCGCTGCCAGAAAAATGCATTCAGTGGTTGTCATACCTGGTCTCTCTCATCTGCTTCTGCTTTCGCCACCATCATTTCCAGCTTTTGTGAAAGGGATGCGGCTAACGTATGAAATTCTTCGTCTGTTTCTACTGGTATTGGCACAAACCTGACTCCAATTTGAGCGAGGCTATGTGCCATCTCAATGCTCGTTCTTAACTCAACAGGAGATGCTTTGTGCATACAGCTCCCCGTTTATTATTTATCTCCTCAGCCAGCCGCTGTGCTTTCAGGGGATTTCGGGTAACAGAAAGGCCGGGAAATACCCAGCCTCGCTTTGTAACGGAGTAGACGAAAGTGATCGCACCTAGACCACTTAACCGGGCTCAGGCTCTGGCGAAGATCGCAGAAATCAAAGCGAAGTTCGGACTGAAAGGAGCAACTGTATGACGGGCAAAGAGGCAATTATTCATTATCTGGAGACGCACAAGAGCTTCTGTGCGCCGGACGTTGCTGCGACAACAGGTGTGACATTAACCAGCATAAATAAGGCTGCGGCAAAAATGACGCGGGCAGGAATCCTGGTCATTGATGGTAAGGTCTGGCGAACGTTTGTTTAACGGTTAGCTACTCAGGATGATAGGGCGGGGCAAGTGAGTATGAAGCGGATTTTCAGGAATGCCATCAGAGTTTGGAAATAAAGTGGGTTTTCTAGTGGCAAGAGACTTGATAATATTTAGTTCTTTGAATCCAAGGAGATAGGGTTATGAGAAAATTTATTTTAGCCTTTGTTATAAGTGCCTCGTTTACAGCAAATGCTGGTGTAGAGAAGTTAGGGCCGTGGATAACAAAGTCTGAGATAAATAAAATGACTGACCAGACTGACTTTGTGGCTCTTAATTTATCACCAGATTCATATAACAAAGCAGGTACTGATCGTGCAACTTCACTGGTGTTGCGTTGTAGTGATAACAAAACAGATGCCTATTTATCATTCAATGATTATATGGGTTCGGACAACCCAAGAATTACAGTGCGGTTAGATGGCGGAAAGCCGGTCAAGAGTGTTTGGGGAGGTGGGGAAGGCGGTGATTCTGCATTTGCTCCACAACCAATACAATTTATAAAGACCTTGGCTAAGCATAAAAAAGCTATTTTTGGGTTTGAACCTTATGGATCAACTATGCAAGTAGTTGAGTTTGACTTGTCTGAGATTGATAAGGTTGTGGAAAAAATTTCACAGTCTTGCAATTGGAAATGACAAAAAAATTTCATATGAACCCAGTTTGCGCTGGGTTTTTTATTTCAGTAGCCAATAATGCATTCAAAATCTCTTACTTGAGAAACGGCCTATTTGAGATTTCAGTCGTGGCAGGATGATCAGTTGATTCGAGTATTGACGCATTTGCGTTCGGAGCGATTACAGTAGATTGTAAATAATAATGAGAAACACATAGCCACCCCGTGGTATTGAAACCATATAATGTTGGATTTGAAAACAGATCTTTTCCCATGTATTAATAACTACATCCCCGCGAGTGATTCAAAAAGGAGGGCCCAATTTTGTCCGAGTTTTTGTATTCCCCCGCATGCCGCTGCTGAGCACTACATCTGAGTGTCTGACTAGGGGATAAAATTAGACTGGATAGTGAGAAGAAAGTGGCGCGCTAGGCTGTGCCGAGTGCTACCAGTACACCTTGGGGGTGTGCAGCTTTCGCCGAGACTGTAGTGGGTATCGGTTAATGCACGAAAAACCGAGAGGTCAGACAACCAATTTGCCGTAGGATTGTTTCCGGTGCTATACCGGTCTACTAACTGAAAGCAATGCGAAAAAGCATAAACTCGGTCCTTCAGTCGCCCTACACACTATTTACTAAGAAGGGCTGAAGCATGGATACAATTATTACATGGATGGGAGATCGTCTGTTGAGGGGGACACAAAAATCCGATCTGCGGCAGATGGCGATCACTGGATTAACTTTCGCGATTTGTTCAACAATTTTGTACACTGAAAAATTAAAACATGGTGAGCCTATTAACCCAAACGAAGAAGAAAAACTTTATAGGCTTTGGTATGAAGGAAACGCTTGAAAGAATAAAGCACAATTAAAACCTTTGATTTGCGATAATCAACTTGCCATAATTAAGTAATCGGAGCCTGAACAACTCCGGTGACTTCTGCGCTAAACGGGGACGTTTATGCGCACATACAATCCAACCTCTCTTCTCCATTCACAGATGCAGAAATGCACCTGCGATATTTTGCATCCAGCGTTTGATCTCTGCGGAGGTGAAGCGTGAACCTCCCACAAGATGGTATCAAATTGCATCGCGGTAACTTCACCGCTATCGGTCGGCAGATCCAGCCTTATCTGGAGGACGGCAAATGCTTTCGCATGGTGCTTAAACCGTGGCGCGAGAGACGCAGTCTTTCCCAGAATGCACTCAGCCACATGTGGTACAGCGAAATCAGTGAATACCTCATCAGCAGGGGTAAAACGTTCGCCACTCCAGCTTGGGTAAAAGATGCTCTCAAACACACTTATCTCGGTTATGAAACCAAAGAACTGGTTGATGTCGTAACCGGTGAAATCACCACCATTCAGTCATTACGTCATACCTCCAATCTTGATACCGGAGAGATGTATGTCTTCCTGTGTAAGGTTGAAGCCTGGGCGATGAATATTGGCTGCCACCTGACTATTCCGCAGAGCTGCGAGTTCCAGCTGCTCCGCGACAAGCAGGAGGCGTAATGGCTACACCGCTTATTCGTGTCATGAACGGACACATCTACAGAGTATCAAATCGTCGTAAGCGTAAGCCTGAGCTGAAGCCATCCGAAATACCAACACTGCTCGGATATACCGCTAGCCTGGTTGATAAAAAATGGTTGCGACTGGCAGCAAGGAGGAATCATGGCTGATTTGAGAAAAGCAGCGCGTGGTCGGGAATGCCAGGTAAGAATCCCTGGCGTATGTAATGGCAATTCTGAGACGTCTGTACTGGCACATATCCGGCTGGCTGGATTGTGCGGTACCGGTATCAAACCGCCAGACCTGATTGCCACCATTGCATGTTCTGCCTGCCACGACGAAATCGACCGCCGCACACATTTTGTCGATGCTGCATATGCAAAAGAATGCGCGCTGGAAGGTATGGCGAGAACACAGGTTATCTGGCTGAAAGAGGGGGTTATTAAGGCGTGAATACCTACAGCATCACATTACCCTGGCCTCCGAGCAATAATCGCTATTACCGCCATAATCGCGGACGCACGCACATCAGCGCAGAGGGGCAGGCATACCGCGATAACGTCGCCCGAATCATTAAAAACGCAATGCTAGATATCGGCCTGGCTATGCCTGTGAAAATCCGCATTGAGTGCCACATGCCGGATCGCCGTCGCCGTGACCTGGATAATCTGCAAAAAGCCGCTTTTGACGCACTCACTAAAGCAGGTTTCTGGCTGGATGATGCTCAGGTCGTTGATTACCGCGTTGTGAAGATGCCTGTTACCAAAGGTGGGAGGCTGGAACTGACCATCACCGAAATGGGGAATGAATGATGTTTGAGTTTAATATGGCAGAACTTCTTCGCCACCGCTGGGGGCGTCTGCGCTTATATCGTTTCCCCGGTTCTGTTTTGACCGATTACCGAATACTGAAGAATTACGCCAAAACACTGACAGGAGCAGGAGTATGAAGTCAGAGATAACAATCAACTAATACTGTTTTGTTGATTTTTGCTTGTAATTGGCGTTCTGGTCTGAGTTTTGTGGAGTAAGTTGATGCGTGATATTCAGATGGTTCTTGAGCGTTGGGGAGCGTGGGCGGCTAATAATCATGAAGATGTGACCTGGTCGTCCATTGCCGCCGGTTTTAAGGGATTAATTCCTTCAAAAGTAAAATCTCGCCCACAATGTTGTGACGATGACGCGATGATCATTTGCGGGTGCATGGCCCGTCTGAAAAAGAACAACAGCGATTTGCATGATTTATTGGTGGACTATTATGTCGGCGGCATGACTTTTATGGCGCTTGCACGTAAGCATGGGCGATCTGATTGTTGGGTTGGCAGGATGCTTCAGAAAGCTGAGGGCGTAGTGGAGGGTATGCTGATGGTGTTGGATCTCCGATTGGAGATGGATGCTGATTGTTCGAAATAATTAAAGGAAAAGTTGCTGTCTGATTGTCATTAGTCTAACATTTTAAATGTTGGAATCGCAACGTAGTTATTATCATATAACAGCTTGTTTCCTGATTTAGCCAGCCTCCCCAAAGGCTGGTTTTTTTCTAATAAGTATTATTTCGGGTAGGGATTTTATTGTTTAACCCATAATAATTCATTGACATTGAATCCCAACTTTTGAGCGGTTCGCACATAGTCTGCTTTTACTTTATCTGGAATAGTTGGGGTCCTTGCCAGAATCCATAGGTATTCTCTGTTCGGACCACTGACAAGAGCATACTTATACTCATCATCCAGTTTGATTACATTATAGCCACCATAGAAGGGGCCAAAAAACGAAACCTTCAATGCTGCAGTTTTAGTATCTCCAGTAAAGTATGCTTTACCTTCGCTCTCGCTCCATTTATTTTTCGTTGGATCGTATCCACGGTTAAGTACACGAATCCCTCCGTCGTTCCGTTTTCCATAAGTAGCGCTGACCTGTTCCAGACCACGTTCGAACCGGTTCTCGAGGCGAGCTATTTCATACCATTTTCCGAGGTAGCGGTTGGCGTCAAAATTTGTAATCGGCTGCACACCTTTAGGTGGTGTCGGGGCCTTACATGCTATAAGAGTGAAAGAGAGTGCAATGCCAGTCAACACAGGCCATAACTTCATAATAAATCCTGTACTTTTGATAGTTGAGAGTAAGTATGAAAGATAGATGATTACGACCGATCACTTAAAGAACTTTCATACTATATTAGGAATAGTCCATAACAGAAAAATTGTCAGTGATGACGCCAGAAAGGCAATTTATTCCGTGCACTACACAGTTTATGTGTTAATGAATTAGTCAAGGGGGAGAATATGATAAAAAAACCTGTGATTGGAATCAGCGGTTGTTTGGCCGGTTCTGCTGTTCGTTTTGATGGTGGTCACAAAAGAGCTGACTTTTTAATGGACAAATTAGTGGAATGGGTAACATTCAGACCAGTATGTCCGGAAATGGCTATAGGGCTGCCAGTTCCGCGTCCTGCTCTACGTCTTGTGCGCTCGACGCAAGGAAATATACGGATGTGTTTCAGCCACGACCAGAATGAGGATGTGACAGAGAGAATGACAGAGTTTAGTCGTTCTTATATGGACAAATTAAAGGATGTATCGGGGTTTGTGGTTTGTGCTAAATCTCCCAGCTGTGGCATGGAGCGCGTGCGTGTCTATGATGAAAATGGTAATCGAGGTCGTAAAGATGGAGTGGGACTATTTACGAGCACTTTGATGGAAAAGTTTTCCTGGCTACCGGTTGAAGAGGATGGGCGATTACATGATCCAGTGCTTCGTGAGAATTTTGTTGAAAGAGTTTTTGCTTTGCATGAGCTCAATCACCTTTACAAGGAGAAATTATCAAGAAGAGAGTTATTAGCTTTTCATAGTCGTTATAAGCTTCAGTTGTTGGCGCATAGTCAGGCAGGCTATAAAGATATGGGACCATTTGTGGCTGCAATACACGAGTGGGCGGACCTTGAATCATACTTTGAGGTGTATCGTGATAAGCTGATGGCGATTCTCAGAAAACCTGCATCACGTAAAAATCACACGAATGTGCTGATGCATATACAGGGGTATTTTAGTAACTACTTAAGTACACGCCAGCGTAAAGAGTTGAGCGAGGTTATACTTAACTATCGTTCTGGCACATTACCTCTTCTTGCGCCGTTGACTCTGCTGAAGCATTATCTGGGTGAGTATCCTAATGATTACTTGCTTACACAGAATTACTTCGATCCCTATCCGGACGAACTGGCTCTAAGACTGATGGTAAATTAATTGTATGCGATATCATCCAAAAGGATGAGTTCCTGCATGCAGGATATTTACAATCGTAAAAACTACACTATGATACCCAGAGTGTCAGTTTGTATAAAAACTCTGTTTACGCTGAAGAAACAATTGAGATGCAACTTAAAGTTGGTAAACATGCCAGTCAAAATATATAATATTATGATTCCACGCAGCTATATATAATATAACGGATTGGTTTAATAATTTGTCTTTGTGAGTTAAATACATAATTTTATACTTGTGATGCAATGAAATTTTCCTTATTGTTGAACTGGCGAATATTGATTTTCCACCTATACTTACCTGGTGTAACCCCAATGATATCAGGTGGATAATATGCCATACATATGTTCTATCATTTTGGTGTTGAACTCGTTTGATGTCCGAATTGGTAAAGAAGATATTTTGTTTAAAAAAGGAAGTGCTGTTCTCATTGATTACAATTTAAAAGATTTTTTTTCATCAAATATAGATCATGTAATGATCGTAGATGTTGAAGAGAAAACAGTTAATGATTTCTTTAAAAGCAACACACTCTCACCTTTTTCTGTAAGAAGGTTTTATCCGGCATACTTGATGGTGGAATGTGAAGATTTTTCATTGTTAAAGAACTTGATTGCATGCTTGAATTGTGATGGCAGAACTGTGGATTTTGTTAGAAATCAAATATCACTTGCATGTCTTGCTATCTTATCTTCAGAGAAAATAGTGCAAAGTTTTTTATTTGGATGTCTTAATAGTTTAGGAAGTAAAGTTAAGGCTATTATTCACACGGATATATCTGCAGCATGGAGACTTTGTGATATATCTTCAAGACTGTATCTGAGTGAAAGTCTGTTAAAAAGAAAATTAAAGCACGAAGGCTTATCATTTAGTAAGTTAATTCTTGAAGAGCGAATGGTGATGGCGGAAAGCTTATTAAGCTACAATTTATATTCTGTTGGAAAAGTTGCTGAGATATGCGGTTATGAAAACACGTCATATTTTGTAAGTGTTTTCAGAAGGTATTTTGGTGTTCCTCCCCATCAATATTCATCAAGATTTTTTTTAGAAAAAGACATGATGTAACGTGATGCGTTTTAATGATTTTGTAATTTTCGTATTTGATAATTGTATGATGCTTTCAGCTACGCCAGAATAATCGCGGCGTTTTTCTTTTTGAATAGATGTTCAAGCCTTACGCTAATGTAACTTCTATACCTTTCCTCTTCGTTCCGAACCGTGTACACCATCCGTTATTTGCGGAGGTGAGGCTATGAAATCCATGGATAAGTTAACAACGGGCATTGCCTACGGCACCTCCGCAGGCAGTGCTGGCTACTGGTTTTTACAGCTGCTCGATAAAGTCACGCCCTCACAGTGGGCAGCAATAGGTGTGCTGGGTAGCTTGGTATTTGGCCTGCTGACGTACCTGACAAACCTTTATTTCAAGATTAAAGAAGATAAGCGCAAGGCTGCGAGAGGTGAATAATGCCTCCATCATTACGAAAAGCCGTTGCTGCTGCTATTGGTGGCGGAGCAATTGCTATAGCATCAGTGTTAATCACTGGCCCAAGTGGTAACGATGGTCTGGAAGGTGTCAGCTACATACCATACAAAGATATCGTTGGCGTATGGACTGTATGTCACGGGCATACAGGAAAAGACATCATTCCCGGTAAAACGTATACCGAAGCAGAATGCAAAGCCCTCCTGAATAAAGACCTTGCCACGGTAGCCAGACAAATTAACCCGTACATCAAAGTCGATATACCGGAAACAACGCGCGGCGCTCTTTACTCGTTCGTCTATAACGTGGGCGCAGGCAATTTCAGAACATCTACTCTTCTTCGCAAAATAAACCAGGGCGATATCAAGGGCGCATGTGACCAGCTACGTCGCTGGGCATACGCTGGCGGTAAGCAATGGAAAGGCCTGATGACTCGTCGTGAGATTGAGCGTGAGGTCTGTTTGTGGGGGCAACAATGAGCAGGGTAACCGCGATTATCTCCGCTCTGGTTATCTGCATCATCGTCTGCCTGTCATGGGCTGTTAATCATTACCGTGATAATGCAATCGCCTACAAAGAACAGCGCGATAACAAGGCCAGTGAACTGGAGAAGGCGAACGCCACCATTACTGACATGCAGCAGCGCCAGCGTGATGCTGATGCACTCGATGATAAATACACGAAGGAGTTAGCTGATGCGAAAGCTGAAAATGATGCTCTTCGGCGCAAGCTTGATAATGGTGGTCGGGTGCTCGTCAAAGGAAAATGCCCTGTGCCATCCTCAGCCGAAACCTCCAGCGCCTCCGGCATGGGCAATGATGCCACCGTCGAACTCTCTCCAGTTGCTGGACGAAACGTTCTCGGTATCCGGGACGGAATTATCCGCGACCAAACAGCACTGAGAACGCTTCAGGAATACATCAGGACGCAATGCCTTCGATGATAGCGATAATTTTACTCATCATCCTTCACATCTGGCTCTGTAGACAGGGTGGTGCTCACTTCTGGAGTGAATCCAGATTAAACATCTCATTGCTGATGCTTGATATTGAGCATTTTGCGCGCGGTAAGGGGCTGCGTTGAGATAAGAGCCAGTCATTACAAATACCAGGATTTAGCCTCGCATTCGCGGGGCTTTTTATTGCCATTACAAAAGCCACTTCCTACAGAGTGGCTTTGATAATGGCTTATACCCTACACGGGATAACTTAACTGATATCCCTTTTAAAGGATAAAGGTATTCAAGCCTGACACATCATGCGCTGTATCGTCGCCGTATTCCCGTATTAACAGAGACCGTAGCCCGACGGGGAACTCCTTCTGCGCGAGTGTGTGGGAATAATCAAAAACGATGCACACCGGGGTTACCGGGTACACATATTTCATCATGCCAGCGAGTCCGGTTCTGGCACGGAAGAAACCGGACGTTATGATTTAGTGCGGAAATATTTGTGTAGTGTTCTGAATGTTCTCAGTAAAGAGTAATGAATTATCAAAGGTATAGTAATACCTTTTGTTTTCGTGGATATTTGTAATCCATCTGAAAACCCCTGCTGTAGCAAGATTTTTCCTGTATTCGTAAAATGATAACTCTCCTGATTTGAATCCTTTTAAGGTGGCTTCTATAAGGCATTTATTTTTTGAAAATCTTACATTTACAACCTTACCCTGTCCTTTTATTAAAACCGTATTATCGTTTTCAAGAACAAGATGAATATTCTCTGTGGCTAAATAGTAAATGTAATGTGAGACATTGTGACGTTTTAGTTCAGAATAAAACCAGTGATAGTTTAAATTATTTCGCACTTTATCGAATATTTGTTTAAAAATGGCAACCTGAGCCATTGTAGTACCTTCCATGTGATATGAGGGGTGTAGTCTGCACGATTATCTAAATTGCTTCAATCTGGTCTGATCTGTTTTCTGAGCAATTCAGTAATGTCACTCTTTTCTTTGTTTGCTTCAGGAGAAACTCTTTTTTCTGAGCACAGTCTCCGGCGGCAGGCTTCAATGACCCAGGCTGAGAAATTCCCGGACCCTTTTTGATCAAGAGCGATGTTAATTTGTTCAATCATTTGGTTAGGAAAGCGGATGTTGCGGGTTGTTGTTCTGCGGGTTCTGTTCTTCGTTGACATGAGGTTGTCCCGTATTCAGTGTCGCTGATTTGTATTGTCTGAAGTTGTTTTTACGTTAAGTTGATGCAGATCAATTAATATGATACCTGCGTCATAATTGATTATTTGACGTGGTTTGATGGCGTAGATGCACGTTGTGACATGCAGATGATAATTATTATCATTTTGCGGGTCCTTTCCGGCGATCCGACAGGTTACGGGGCGGCGACCTCGCGGGTTTTCGCTATTTATGAAAATTTTCCGGTTTAAGGCGTTTCCGTTCTTCTTCGTCATAACTTAATGTTTTTATTTAAAATACCCTCTGAAAAGAAAGGAAACGACAGGTGCTGAAAGCGAGCTTTTTGGCCTCTGTCGTTTCCTTTCTCTGTTTTTGTCCGTGGAATGAACAATGGAAGTCAACAAAAAGCAGCTGGCTGACATTTTCGGTGCGAGTATCCGTACCATTCAGAACTGGCAGGAACAGGGAATGCCCGTTCTGCGAGGCGGTGGCAAGGGTAATGAGGTGCTTTATGACTCTGCCGCCGTCATAAAATGGTATGCCGAAAGGGATGCTGAAATTGAGAACGAAAAGCTGCGCCGGGAGGTTGAAGAACTGCGGCAGGCCAGCGAGGCAGATCTCCAGCCAGGAACTATTGAGTACGAACGCCATCGACTTACGCGTGCGCAGGCCGACGCACAGGAACTGAAGAATGCCAGAGACTCCGCTGAAGTGGTGGAAACCGCATTCTGTACTTTCGTGTTGTCGCGGATCGCAGGTGAAATTGCCAGTATTCTCGACGGGCTCCCCCTGTCGGTGCAGCGGCGTTTTCCGGAACTGGAAAACCGACATGTTGATTTCCTGAAACGGGATATCATCAAAGCCATGAACAAAGCAGCCGCGCTGGATGAACTGATACCGGGGTTGCTGAGTGAATATATCGAACAGTCAGGTTAACAGGCTGCGGCATTTTGTCCGCGCCGGGCTTCGCTCACTGTTCAGGCCGGAGCCACAGACCGCCGTTGAATGGGCGGATGCTAATTACTATCTCCCGAAAGAATCCGCATACCAGGAAGGGCGCTGGGAAACACTGCCCTTTCAGCGGGCCATCATGAATGCGATGGGCAGCGACTACATCCGTGAGGTGAATGTGGTGAAGTCTGCCCGTGTCGGTTATTCCAAAATGCTGCTGGGTGTTTATGCCTACTTTATAGAGCATAAGCAGCGCAACACCCTTATCTGGTTGCCGACGGATGGTGATGCCGAGAACTTTATGAAAACCCACGTTGAGCCGACTATTCGTGATATTCCGTCGCTGCTGGCGCTGGCCCCGTGGTATGGCAAAAAGCACCGGGATAACACGCTCACCATGAAGCGTTTCACTAATGGGCGTGGCTTCTGGTGCCTGGGCGGTAAAGCGGCAAAAAACTACCGTGAAAAGTCGGTGGATGTGGCGGGTTATGATGAACTTGCTGCTTTTGATGATGATATTGAACAGGAAGGCTCTCCGACGTTCCTGGGTGACAAGCGTATTGAAGGCTCGGTCTGGCCAAAGTCCATCCGTGGCTCCACGCCAAAAGTGAGAGGCACCTGTCAGATTGAGCGTGCAGCCAGTGAATCCCCGCATTTTATGCGTTTTCATGTTGCCTGCCCGCACTGCGGGGAGGAGCAGTATCTTAAATTTGGCGACAAAGAGACGCCGTTTGGCCTCAAATGGACGCCGGATGACCCCTCCAGCGTGTTTTATCTCTGCGAGCATAATGCCTGCGTCATCCGCCAGCAGGAGCTGGACTTTACTGATGCCCGTTATATCTGCGAAAAGACCGGGATCTGGACCCGTGATGGCATTCTCTGGTTTTCGTCATCCGGTGAAGAGATTGAGCCACCTGACAGTGTGACCTTTCACATCTGGACAGCGTACAGCCCGTTCACCACCTGGGTGCAGATTGTCAAAGACTGGATGAAAACGAAAGGGGATACGGGAAAACGTAAAACCTTCGTAAACACCACGCTCGGTGAGACGTGGGAGGCGAAAATTGGCGAACGTCCGGATGCTGAAGTGATGGCAGAGCGGAAAGAGCATTATTCAGCGCCCGTTCCTGACCGTGTGGCTTACCTGACCGCCGGTATCGACTCCCAGCTGGACCGCTACGAAATGCGCGTATGGGGATGGGGGCCGGGTGAGGAAAGCTGGCTGATTGACCGGCAGATTATTATGGGCCGCCACGACGATGAACAGACGCTGCTGCGTGTGGATGAGGCCATCAATAAAACCTATACCCGCCGGAATGGTGCAGAAATGTCGATATCCCGTATCTGCTGGGATACTGGCGGGATTGACCCGACCATTGTGTATGAACGCTCGAAAAAACATGGGCTGTTCCGGGTGATCCCCATTAAAGGTGCATCCGTCTACGGAAAGCCGGTGGCCAGCATGCCACGTAAGCGAAACAAAAACGGGGTTTACCTTACCGAAATCGGTACGGATACCGCGAAAGAGCAGATTTATAACCGCTTCACACTGACGCCGGAAGGGGATGAACCGCTTCCCGGTGCCGTTCACTTCCCGAATAACCCGGATATCCGGTTTGATAAATATGACGGTAGCGCAACAACTTTTCTTGGTGATGCGTATATTGATACACAAACGCTTGAAATTAATATGACAGGCGGCGCTGCCTCAAGGATTACAGCGAGAGTCAGAAAGGACGAAGCTACCGGATGGATTTTTGCAGAGGCAACAATTCAGGCAATTGATGGGGAGTTAAAAATAGGTTCTCAGATACAGTATTCTCCTAAGCAGGGCGGGGCAACCGTATCTGGTGACTATATTTATCTGGCCACCCCACAAGTAGAAAATGGGCCTTGTGTATCATCTTTTATTATATCAGGAACGACGGCGGCGACCCGCGCAAGCGATATAGTTACAGTTCCCATTAAGAATAATCTTTATAATCTTCCTTTTACGGTTCTTTGTGAGGTACATAAGAACTGGTATAAAACGCCAAATGCAGCGCCGCGTGTTTTTGACACCGGCGGTCATCAAACCGGAGCGGCAATTATTCTTGGATTCGGTTCTTCAGCAGATTACGACGGATTTCCTTATTGCGATATTGGAGGAGCTAACAGACGGGTAAACGAAAACGCATTGCTTGAAAAAATGGTTATGGGGATGCGTGTAAAGTCAGATCAGTCTACGTGCTCAGTAAGTAACGGGCGTATATCCAGCCAAACAAAAACCACATGGTCCTGTATTCAGAACACCGCAATTATCCGTATTGGAGGCCAGACTACAGCCGGGTTACGTCATTTATTTGGTCATGTCAGGAATTTCAGAATATGGCACAAGGCATTGACTGATGCTCAGGTGGGGGAGTCAATCTAATGAAAGATTTAACACTCAAATTTGCCGACAGGGCCGACTTTTCGGCCTTTATGGAGAGTACTGGCTATTATGATGACGAGTCGATGCAGGATGATATTCTTATTGACGTGATAGGTAACGTGTACAAAGAAACCGGAGAACTGAATGAAGATGGCGAACCGGTATGTGTTAAGGAAGACGGATATTTTGTAAACGTGCGCATCATTAATGATGTGAAAACACCGTCAATATTCGATGAATACGTGGTTGCTGTTGAGCATCAACTTCGTGGCTGGATGTGAGGAAGAATAATGGCTACATCGACAGTAATTCCTGATGACATCAAAACGCTAAAATCCGATGTTAGTAAACTAAAAAACGATCAAGGAAGCTACGCAACAAAATCATATGTAGACAGCAAAGATGAAACCGTTGGTGACTGGTCTGCTTCATGGTATCAGCAGGTATTGCCAACTAGCGGAGCTATATTTGGGAGAAAACTCCGCTCAACTCACAGGACGGCAGGTGTTGAGGATGCGTATTGCGAACTATACCTCAAAAAAATGGATAGACAGTCCAGGTAACGCAATGGCGCGCCTTAACCTGAACGATAACGGGACAAACATTTGCTGGGACTTTACCAACCTTTATGGCGGTACGATGATTTTTCCCGGTGACAGCGGATACCTCAAAATGGGTAACTGCCTTATGTCATACAGCAAGCGTGGAAGTAACGCGCTTATTAAATTTGATTACACCGACACATTACAGATCAAATATGCTAATCATGGGTCAACCATGACATTAAACACACAGGGAACCGCTCACGCTGGCGTAACAACTAGACTATGGGGTAATTCTAGCCGTCCGGTTGTTTATGAAGTTGGCGTAGATGAGGCTCTGTATATGTTCTACGCACAGAAAACTACCAGCAATACCTACGAATTAACGGTTAACGGCGCGTGCAATGCAAGTGCATTTAATCAAGGCTCTGACCGGGATCTGAAAGACAATATTCAGGTGATCGATAATGCAATCGACCGCATTCGTAAAATGAACGGCTATACATACACGCTTAAAGAAAACGGTATGCCTTACGCTGGTGTTATTGCACAAGAAACCCTGGAAGCCATCCCCGAAGCCGTAGGGTCTATGATGAAATATCCAGACGGCGGGAGTGGATTAGATGGAGAAGAAGGTGAACGGTATTACACTGTAGATTATTCTGGTGTTACTGGCTTGCTTGTTCAGGTAGCCAGAGAGTCAGACGACAGGATAACAGCACTGGAAGAAGAAAACGCAGAATTAAGACAAAGATTATCTGCAATTGAGGCGGCGCTTGCGTCTAAATAATATTAAGGGGCCGAGCGCCCCGTTTTATTGGGTAGGATGAAAATGGATATAACACCTTTCCTTCATGCTCTTTGTGCTGTGGCTGCGCAGCTACTGATTGGTCTTTTTACCGGGAACTGGGCTTACGGAGCGATAGCCGGTTGTACGTTCTTCATTGCGCGTGAACACACCCAGGCAGAATATCGCTGGATTGAAATGTTCGGGCATGGCAAGCGTATGAATATGCCGTGGTGGGGCGGTTTTGATCCACGCGCGTGGGATGTGGCAAGCATGATGGATTTTGCTGTGCCGGTGGTGGCGTGTCTGCTGGTCTGGCGGTTAGTTAATCGTGGGTGAAAAAGCATGTTTAGTGTACTTTCCCGAAACTGATAGTAAGTGGCGAGATTAATTACCTGCTTCAGACTGAATGATTTTTTGCAAGCGCCACAGAAGTAATAGGGGTGAGTGAAAAAATATTATATATTAATGAATTGCGTTATTGCATCATCAGCTCAAAATGATGAATAACTAGAATTCCTGTCATAGCATTAATGGCTGAATTGGTGGGATGATATATCAGATAGAGTATCAATAAAAGCTGGAATGCATGTGGATTCAAATGGTTTTTGGCTAGATGATACTTATATCATATATTATATGAAGTATTTTAATGTTGCTCTGGAGGGAAATAGTGAGAGATGCACGGCGAAGCACGTCTTGAACTAAATATACACAAGTAAATCATGCTTTCGCCGCTGTATTAGAGCTTTGTTTCAGATTTGTTAATCGCCAGGTATTACCCCACCAAAAAAATGATTTTTTGGTAAAGTGGATGTTCTCATAATTTGTTAATGGCAATTTTAACTGTTCTGTTTAGATCGTATATGGCTCCAAATTTAAAGCTTTCTTTATAGGAAAGGCAAAAAATATCAAGTTTTTGACTAAGATAAATAAGTTTGTTTTTTTCATTAGTGGCGAATTGTTTTATGTTGCTGATTTGATAGTTGCTACGCAAGAAAGAACTAAATTGCTCAATATCATTAACTGCCCAATTCTTTAAAACGCATTTTGTTACAAATGATACACCTAGTACTTCAAGCGGCTTATAATTTCCGAATGGATCTAAAGTGGTTAATTGGTTAGCATTGAATGATGCCCAGCCATTCAATTCTAATTGCAACTTAATAGTGTTGAGTTCACGCATTTTGATCGTGCTTTCATAACGGTAAAATGAAATTGAGTACAGCAATTTGCTATCTTCAAAACCACTATTTAAGCTATTTTTTCTATCAAGTGAGTATAGCTCAAAGCATTCTGCAACTTCATTGTCAGTGAATCCGTTCAGAATCGAAGTGACAAACTTTAGAGTTATAATTGGTGATTTTGGTAGGTATTTATGTGTGGTTAAATACTCATAATTCTGAAACGCTTTTATCCATTCATAGAAATTACAGTCAATCTTACGGCAAATTAAGTCGACAAGTGTATTTGAAAGTTCCTTTTCATTTATCTCATGTAATTCTGGACGTGCTGATATTGCAATTTCTCTCATAGTAAGCCGTTTTGCTTCATAAAACAAAACATCCAATATGTCATTTAATGAAGCTTGTCCGCTATAATACCTTTTAATCTCAGGTTTTATTTTGTAATTATTCAATGCTAACCATAGCACTCTCTCACTATCACTTGATTTCTCGGTGTTTAATAAAAAAGTTGGATCTTTGTCCTTGAGAAGATCCTCAAGAGAGTGATTATGCAAAAATAATAAAATGAAGAAAGAGCATATTGAGTTTAAAAGAATTGTTGATGGTATTCGCCAAGAAAGATGAGGATATGATTTAACGTATTCATATAATGGCGTAACTGTGTCCAAAATACGCATCAAAATACGGATGTTAACTATGTTGTTATTTTTTACTATATCCTCAAAGAGAATTTTATCTTCCTGTGGGAATTGGGAAAGCTTTCCATTTATTATATCTATATCCAATATTTCCTCTGGATGCGGATTATAATGAAGTGTTTCTGCAATGAGTTTTTCCTTGTGTTCTATTTTTAAACCAGACTCAGTTGATGTATTGGTAATAATAATAAAGTCTAAATTTGAGTTCATCTCGGACATATAAAGAGAATGGCAATATGTCAAAATTTCACTAACTAATGATTTTTCGGATATTCTCTCTATATCATCCAATATAAAAATACCATCCAGTTTTGATAAAATGTTTTCTCTAACACTTGCACCAATAGAATTAAACATGCTGTTAATAATATTGGCACTTGCAGGTGAGCCGCTGGCAATGCTACCTATCCCTGATAGACTTTCGAGCCCGGATTTAAATGTTTGTATATCTTGCAGGTAGTAACAATCTATAATTTTAGCTTTGAAATCTGATAAGGATTTAATACCTAGTAAAGAAATATAATAGAAAATGTTTTTATCATAGTACTTGGGGAATTTTTTTCTGATAAAGTGAGTCTTTCCTGTGCCCCAGCTCCCATCAAGCAAAATCAGACCATCTCTTTTTTGTGAAAGTAGATGTATTATTTTTATAATAAGATTGCTGTTAGAGTATTTCAT